CAGCTCGAGGATCTTCGCCGGGCGCTGCGCGGCGGGCATCTGGCGCAGCAGGATCAACTGATCCGGTGTCAGGTCCGCGATGCTTTTCGGCTTCGTGGGCGGCACGAACGCCGCGCCACCGGGCGCCTCGGAGGCGCCGCCGCCCCCGGCGTCGGTCATGGTCCTGGCGCCGCCCGGGGGTTGTAGCGAGGCCCACTTGCTGACCGAGGTCTTGTTGCTGTCCTGGGGGTCGCCCTGGCCAGAGAGCCACGTCTGGAGCCCCTTGATGCCGCCCAACCAGGCACCTTGCAACAAGCCAGGCGCGGTGATGTTGACCCCGCCGACCTCGCGCCCGACGTATTTGTCGAGGCCCGCCGCCTGGATCTGGCGCCAGTTGTGCGCCATCGCCGCCTCGGCGGCGGCCTGCTGGGCCTGCGGGTTGGCGCGGAATTGTTCGTGCGTCATGGGCTCCATGCCGGGGAGCACCCACGTGCCGCGCCACTGGTTGGTCGCCCGGCCGCGATCGTCGGCGACGGCCTCGCCGGGGGCGGGCCGGTAGACCCCCGAGTCCGCCGCCAGAGATGAACCTATTTGATAACGTCCAGAGTAGCCCTGGCTGTTCTGGGCGCCCGCGTTGCCGCCGCTCTCGGCCGGGGCCAGGGCGGCCAGGGCCTGCTGGATCGCCCCGCCCGTCGGCAGGTTGCCGGAGGGCCCGGCGGTCGAGCCGCCGGATCTGGCCGCGATCAGCTTGTCGAACATCGCGTTGCTGGCGGTCTCGCTGGTCAGCTCGGCCTGGGCCTTGCGCGCGGCGGCGTCGTGCACGCGGATCTCGGCGCCCTTGGTCAGGGTGTCCTGAAACACCTGAGGCACCTCCCCGATCGACCCGAGGAGCGCCGCGCGCTGCGCGGGTTGCAGGCCACCCTGGCTGAGCGCCAGTAGCCTGCCGCCGAGGGCGCCGATCATGTTGGTGCGGGCGAGGCCCAGGGTCTCGGCATCATAGGGCGAGCCCGCCGGCACGTCCGTCGCCGTTGGCGCCCACCAGTGTTTCCAGCCGTCCCAGGCGTCGTCGAGCAGGCCAGGGTCCCCATCAGCCATGGCTGCCTCCTATCCCATCAGTCCTTGCTGCTGCTGCTGGTAACGTCGCAACCAGGGCGCGGCGAGGGTTGCCTGCTGGCGCAGCAGGGCCAGCTGCTGGAGCCGGTTCTGCGAGATCCTCGCGGCGTCGATCGGCGTGGGCGTCGTCGGCCGGGCGGCAGCCGCCCCGCCACCCGCCGGGGCCGCCGCCGGGGCTCCCGCTCCCACTTTGGACAGCGTCCCGCCGAGGGAGTTGCCGACGCCCACCAGAGCCTTCTGCTGGGGGGTCAGGCCGCCCGTCGTGTCGAGCACGGGCTTGCCCTGGGCGTCGAGCACCGGATTACCGAACGGGTCCGGTTTGGGCTTGCCGTTCCACATCTCCGAAAGCGGCGAGCCGACGTTGCGCCGCAGCCAGCCGGGGCCCTGGTTGATCCCGGCGGCCCCCGGATTGACCGGGTCGGGCACCGGCCCCGCCGGGCCCCCGGGGCCCATGGGCAGGGGTGCGCCGGGGGGAGGCGGCACCGGGGACGGGCCGAGGCTCATCGGTCCTGGCCCAGGCACGGGCGTGACGGTCGGCGCGCCCGGCATGGGAGTGAGCGGTCCGAAGCCGGGTGCCGCGCCGGGCGGCGGCACGGTCGCCGGGAGCCCGGCGTTCGGCATCACCGGAGCGGGCATGGGCATGGCGGGCCCGCCACCGGCACCTACCGGCGCGGGCATCGCCTCGGCGCCCGGCATGGCGAGCCCGCTGCCCACGTCCATGCCGCCTCCCGCTCCCGCCGCCGATCCCGCCGCGCTGAGGCCCAGTTTAAGCCAATCGTCCCAGGTCAGACCGCCTGCCATTTTCGCGCTCCTGTCTGCTATGACGGAACGGCGATGGCGTTCTGACCGCCACCGCCGCCCCTGACCCGCGCCCTTTCACCGAAGGAACGAGAGCTGTGCCGCACAATACACCAGAGAAGCGCGCCGCGTATTTGCTGAAGACCAAAGAGAAACGCGCCGCCCGGCAGGACGCCTATAACGCCGCCCATCGCGAGCAACAGAACGCGTGGCGGCAGGCCAACATTGAGAAAGTCCGTGCCCAGGAACGCGCCCGATATCACGCCGACCCTGAGAAGTCTCGCGCCGCTGACCGCGCCTGGCGCCGCGCCAACCCTGAGAAGACGCGCGAGCAACGACGGAAGGCCGGACCCAACAAGGCGGCCCTGAGACCGCTTTATGGGGTTTGGAGCTGCCTCAAAGAGCGTTGCTATAACACCAAAGCCCCCGACTACCCGCGCTACGGCGGAAGAGGGATCACGGTCTGCGACCGTTGGCGGAACAGTTTCCAGGCGTTTCAGGACGATATGCTGCCGACGTTTCAGAAAGGCATGACAATTGAACGCATCGACAACAACGGCCCGTATTCTCCCGCGAATTGTCGTTGGGCGACACGCGCGGAGCAGAACCGCAATCAGCGAAACAGCATCATCGTGGACACCCCCTGGGGCCGCATGAATTTGGCCGACGCCGCCTTGCGGTCGGGCCTCTCTTACGCCGCCCTGTGGTGTCGTCATCGCAGAGGTCAGCTTCATTTCGCTCCCTCCATGAAACATCGGAAGACAGTTGACGGCAGCCTGTTTGGGAATGTATAAAACATCAAGATACTATCATCATTTTAACGAGAAGAGAGCCCGCCGTATAACGCTCCAGCCACGGCACCGATCGCCGTGCCGTAGCCGGGGCTGATCGACGTGCCCAGGGCCGCGCCGGAGGCGGCGCCACCGAGGGCGCCCATCGCCGGAGAGGCCTTGCTGCCTCCCCCGGTGTTGACCGTCGTCGTGCCGCTGCCGGGCGTGCTGCCAAGCATCTGCTGCAGCCACGCGATCTGGTCCTTGGAGAAGTTCTGCCCCTCGAGCCAGTTCTGGTAGTTCATGTCCAGCTGTCCCTGCTGCATCTGCTGCTGCTGACCGCCACTCGCGTCGAGCAGGCCGATGTCGCGCACGTCGGCGGCCTGCCGCTGGCCGTAGATGTCGGCGGCCTGCTTGTAGGCGGAGAGGTCGAGGCCGGTGCTGGCGAGACCCGCCTGCTGGTTGGCCAGCTGAGCCTGCAGATCGCGGCTGATGTCGCCGGTCGCCGCCGCCTGCGCCTGATTGAAGTTAGCCTGCCGCAGCTGCGCCGAGAGGTCCCCGGCGCGCTGGCCGAATTGAGCATCCGTCACCGCGCTTTGCAGTGCCTGCCTTGATCCTCCGAAGGCCTTGCTCGATTGGAATGCGTCACCTATTTGATTTTGGCTGTCCTGCCGCGTGCCCTCGAGGGCGCGTAACGCATTCGTTTCGACCTCGCCCGTGAACGGGTTCATGTAGCCGGTGAGGTCGCTGTCGCTCAACTTCCACGCGTTCACGTCGGGTGCCTGATACGTGCCCAGACCGGCGGAGGCATCGCCCAGCGAGCCGAGGGCCGCGCCGGTCCGGCCCTGCATGTTTCGGATCGCGGTCGCGGCGGCGAGCTGGTCGGGCGTCTGCCCGGCGATGCGCGGGTCCGTGTAAGGTGTGAAGCCCGTGTTGTTGACCACGCCGACGGCGCGGTTGAGATTGTCCTGTGACGCGTTGGCGAGCCAGCCCGGCAGCTCCGCCTTGGTCGTCGTCGTGGTGTTGCCTGATCCGCCGCCGCTCATGATGTGAGACCCTTTCTCCAGTATCCCGCGACGTGCTCCCAGCCGGGTTGCCGTGGGGTGCGCTCCCAGCCGCGCCGGCCGATCGCGTCGGCGACAGTGGCGCCGTGCTCACGGCCCCAGGCCTCGATCCTGGGCTGGATCGCGAACGCGCCCTCGAGCGATCCGGCGATGACCCAGTAGCGCAGCACACGGCACAACGGATAATCGTTCAGTTCCGTAACGACGAGGGCGTCGTCGCCCTCCCAGATCTGCGCTTTCCGGTCGTGCGCCAGGGCGATCACGTCGGACAGCTCGTGCGTGCCCATGTGAGCGAGGGCCTTGTTGACCCGCTCAACCAGACGGAGCTGGCGCGCGTCCATCATCATGACACCGGGCTCCCCTTGGGCAGCTTCACCGCGCCGAGGACACCCGTGTCGGACACCGTGACCTTCCACACCGACTGATCCGGCGAGAGCAGCAACGCGAACGGTGAGGCGCTCTCGATCGACAGCACGCGCGCGAACACGCGGGACAACTGGTCGACCAGCTGACGCGCCTGTTCAGGGCTGTAACGGTCTGGCGGATACGGAAACGTGATGATCATCTGCCGCGCCCGGGGATGACATCGAAACGCATTTCACCGATCGCCCACGGCTGGTCGAGGATCTGTTCAATCCGCACGCGGATGTCGCGCCCGCTGAACCGGCACTCGATCCAGCCATCGCTGTAGGCCTCGAACGGCCCCTCCTCGAACTCAACCGGGTCGTCGTGTGTCTCGCGGGTGAACGCGCGCATCTGAGTGGCGTCGTAGCCGCTGCCGCTGTCGAGCTGGCCACCGAGGATGTTGATGCACCGGTCCCCGGCGGGCGGGATTTGTTGCGCGGCGGACTCGGCGAAGACGCTGTCGCCGCGCGAGGCCCCGGCGTCGAGCCAGCCGTTCTCGTGCTGATAGAGGTGCCCGTCCACGCCGCTCATCAACGGGAATGGCCAGACGCCCGCGCCCTCGAGCGCGGTGCGGGATAAGTGCCCGATCGTCCACCAGCCCTCATTCGGGTTGGTCGCGATATAAGCGTTGTTCTCGTAATTCCCGACCTCGGGAAAGAAAAACCACGCCTCGGGAAAGCGCCCGTTGTTGCCGCCGGTCATGCGGTCGGCCAGCACTTTGATGTCGGTCCTGCGGTAAAGAAAGTCAGCGACGTCGCAGGACAACGGCTGCACGGCCCCGTTGTCATATCGCCAGAACGCATTGAGCCCGGGCCAGATGGCGCTCCCCCCGATGGTCGCGAACGCGTTGGCGGCCAGCAGTCCACAGGCCTTGCCAACCCGCTCGAAACCATAGATCGCGGGCAGGCCGACGTAGCGCCCGATCCAGCATTCCGCCTCGGTCCACAGCAGGATGCCACCGCGCACCTTGACCGCGTTCATGAACGTGCCCTGGCAATCGAGTTCGATGGCCCCGGCGGTGTTGTTAACATTGGCGATGTCCCAGTCGAACAGATCCTCCCTCGAGCACCACGCGATGCCGCGTGGGTTGCCGCCCGCGCCGAACAGCATGACGAACCGCTCTTCCGTTACGATCACGCCACGGTTGTTGATCGGTGCTTCGTTCACCACGTTGGCCTGAAGGTCCCAGGTGGGCAGACCGAGATTACTGTTCGGGCTGAGATGCAGCAGCCGCCCGTCGGAGGACGCGACCGCGACGAGATCCTCGCCCCAGGTGTCGAGCGTCCAGATCGCCGTCTGCGCGTAGGGATTACCCGCCGGGCTGAAACCGCCGCTGTCGCGGGGTGTATCGTAGGTGGAATAATTATACGGGCCGGTGCCGTAGCCGCCCTGCAGCGTGAAACCCGATGGCAACGGCGTGAACCCGCCGGGCGTCTTGTCCAGCAGCTGGGCGCCGTCGAGGATCAGCAGCTGCGTGTCGGTGCCGATCGCGACATAGCGCACGTCGAGATTGGAGCGCCACGCCAGCATCTTGCGCGCGGGTGTCGCCATCGGCGCGGTGGTCAGCCGGTCCCAGCCGCCCACCGGAACGAGACTGCCGTTGCGCCAGCGGATCAGATTGGCATTCCACCAGCGCCCGCGCGCCATCCCATCAGTGCCGAGGCGGACGACGCCGGGCGGGAATTTGAACGCGGTCAGGGTCATTCCGCCACCAATCGTGGCTGGGCGACCGGCTCGTGATCCTCCGGCGCGATACGCGGCCCCGGCGGTCGCTCCGCCGCCATGCACTGCATCCTGATGTCTCGCAGGATCGGGTCACTGACGCGGTGCGGCACCGCCGCCTCGGTCAGGATGGCGAGCACGTGGTTCCACCGCTCGGCGGTCATGACGATCTGGATTGGCGTGTTGGCATCAAGCATTTACTTACCTTCTCCGCGATGTATGATCGGGCCATGCCCGAAAAGCCCGCCACCCCCGAACCCACGCGAATGGTCGAGTTCCGCTGCATCGTCTGTGATGCCTTGATCATCCGCCGCATTCCGGCGTCGGACCCGGTGCCGTTGACCTGTATGATGTGCCAGAAGGACGTGTTTGACGCGCCTCATGTCGAACTGTCCGTCACGAGACCGTAAGCGGCCAGGGCGGTAAGCAGAGAACCCAACGCCGTGTTGCCGCCCTTGGCGCCGGTCACGGTCGGTTTGGCGACGGGCGCGGTGCCATTGAAACCCATTCCGGTCTCGGTGATCGCCATGCGGTCTGAACTGTTGATCACGAACCTGAGTGAGTTGCCGCTCGGGACGACAAGGTTCAACCGTGACGCGGTGAGATTGAGCCCCACGATGCCGCCGTAGAAATCGATACCCTTGGACAGATCATTTATCGACGCGGCGAGTTGCCCACCAAAACTCACCCCCTTGTCACAAAGCACGTATCCCTGGAAATTGAAGCCGCCCGTGCCCGGCGCGGAAAACGTCATGACCGGGTTGGCGTCACCACCCAATACCGCGAGATTTGGTGAGCCGCCTGGAGCGGACGGCGTCAATCTGATGGCATTGTTCGGCCCGCCGCCCGCCTGGATGAAGTTAAGCAGATCGGACGCGATATAACTTCCAGCCCCGCCCGTGACCAACGGGACACTGAAAGTCGCCTCTGTCGCGGAGATCGACAAACGATCAACCGCGTTGATGACGACATCAACACTGTTCCCGCTGGGAGCCACGAGATTGAACCGACCGGAAGTGACGTTGAGCCCGACACTGTTACCCGCTCCACCATCATAGAGAGTCAGATGCCTGGACACGTCGGTCACACCGCCTACCGTCGCCGGGCCGAAGTTAATCCCGTTGATCATCTTATCAAATGTGATCAGGCTGGAGGTAAATCGGGCCACGCGCGTCTGGTTCGCGTCCGACGCGGCATCATTCGCCACGTTGTCAAGCCATATATCGAAATAACCCCCGGTCCAACTGGTGCTGTTGAAACCCGAACGCAACGACGCGACGTGCCGGGCGGCGGTATCCGTGCCGGTCGGGAAGGTGCCACCGAACCGAAGCTTTCCCTCCGCCGCGTTGGCGCCGTCACCGCCCACCAAATACAACTGTGCCGTAGTGGCCGATGGAACGGATTTGATGACGGTCTGGCCGGATGCGTCATAATGGCCCGCCGTCCCCGGGGCGGTAAACGCCCATCCGTTCAGGGCGATGTCGGAGATGTTGTTCCGCGCGTCATCAATCAGACGGAACGCCACGGCGCCAGGGGCGGGTGGCATGATGAACGCGGAATTGGTTACTCTTACCGATCCTCCGGTCTGCGTGAGATAGTCCGAGGTCCGACCGGTCGAGCCATCAAACCGCACCTGATCGATACTAAGGTCACCGCCCGTGACACTTATCATCGGGTAAACATTGCCCAGGCCATTCCACATATAGCCGCCGTTGATCGTCAACGATCCGCCCGCCAGCGTTATCGCCAGATCGTTATGCGCCGCTGAGATATACAGACTGCCGATGGATACCTTATCATCACCATTCAACGCGACGGGAATGCCAAGATTGGCCTGTCCGCCGCTCTTATACATCTTGCCGATCTGGGTCCAGGTTCCGGTGGTCCCGGCCATGGTTACGCGGCTGTTGTCGCCGTCCAACTTAAGTTGATTGATCTGCCCACCGGACCACGTCGAGGTCAGATTGAGAGCACCGCACCACGTCTGGAAAACATCACACGTGAAATCATCACACCGACCGATATTCGCCGCGATGGTCTGGCCATCGTAATACACGCCCAGCATGGCCGTCGGGAGGCCCCACCCCCACAGCATGAAATGGTCCAATTTCGGGAAGTTGTAGCATTGGTCCACATCGAGTGCGATATTGAGAGAGCCGACGAAAAGTTGGCCGATGGCGAACGTCTGGCCCCTTATGTAAACCCCGTTCCACGCACCACTGACCAGCACATGGTCCGTGAAGAAACTTTGCGCGACACAATAAATCCCCCACGGATATTTGATGCCGGGGTCGCCGGGGTTGAGCGTTGGTGTCGGCGTGAGCGTTACCATCTGCGAACGACTGGCCGCGAACGCGATGACGTGGCCGACACCGATGGGCATGAGCGTGGGGCGGTCAATCGTCACCACGTTGCCCGCGATGTCCGTCACCTTGGCCATGCTGGACTGTGACGGCAGGGAGCCACCGCTGGTCTGATTGACGACGTATGAGCCAACGCGAGCCCCGGTGACGCTGGCCACGGTGATCGTCATGCCGCCCTGGGCCGTCAGGACCGTGGCCGTCGTGCTGAAATCGGGTGGCTGTTGAAAGTGTATGCGAAGGTCCGTCACCGACGCCTGCGCGGGATAGTCGTTACCGGGCTGGATGACAATCACGCCGTTGGCCGACGAAGGGAAATCCGGCCCCACCATCAACACAGTCGACCAGCCATCGCCGTAAAGCCGTTGCGAGTAGTTAACATCACCAACCGTGATCGGGGATTTGAGCAGATACTTCCCGGCGGGCGCGTAGACGTTCAGCGGAACACCGTTTCGTCGCCGCGCGAGCGCGGCCTGAAACGCCGGGGCGCTGTCGGTCACACCAGTTGGATCGGCGCCGAGACCAAGCACGTTGATGACCGCGCCGACGATCATGTCGAGTATGTCTGCGTTGCTGTTCCAAAAAAACCCCCATTGGTCTTCGTCGGCGCCGACAATGGGCTTCGCGAGATTGAGGACTGGCGTCATAGTTGCCATGGCGTCATAACCTCATGATGTAAACAAGCGCGACATAGGCTGGCGTCATCGGCCCGTTGACCGTGTGGGTGTGACCGGGCTCGAGATTGATCGCGTGCGTATGTGACTGGCCACCGCCCTGCCAATCAGTGTCGACATAGTGGCTGTGCGCGCCATTGCCGTCGGTGCTGGGAGCCAGAGTATAGCCGCCGCCCCCCGGCAGGTTCCCGGCGATACCCGACCCCGCGACCACGAACTGCCCGTTGTTACCCGCGACGGTATGACCATGGTAGCCCTGCAGATCGGTGCCGCCGCCGTGTTTGTGTTGCGGCATCTGCGCGGGGGTCAGCGCGTAGGGGATGACGGTCGAGAGGTGATCGTGCACGCCACCCGCCTGGGACGTCACCGACCAATGATCGGAGCCGCCGACCGCGCCGACCGCCTGCAATCCCGCCGTTCCCATGATGAAACGATCGGTCAGGTTCGGCGTGCCGCCGTTGCCGTCGCAGATATGCCAGCCGGAGGGCACCGCGTTGGGCTGGCCGAACCATGCCACGATGGTGCCCTTGGGGACCGCGTTGGCAATGGCCGCCGCGATGGCCGCGCTGCCGCTGTCCCCGGCGGAGCCCATGAAATTCTGCACCTCCCCCGCGAACGTGTCGATCAGATCGAGATCGTTATTAAGTTTCTGCCCCCAGGTTTCCGCCGACTGATCGATCTCGGGTTTGCACAGGTTCAGAGCGAACGTGAAACTATCAGCCATTGACCAGCTCCGTGCAAACGAATGGCGGCGGCGGCTGAACGGTCCAGACCGTGTCGCAAGGGACGTTTTCTTCCCAGTAGAACCGCAGGACGGCGGAGGCGTGGCTCCGCCCGACCAGAGTGCCGACATGGATCACCGCGTCCTCGAGCATGCGCGCCCTGATGTCGGAGACGCCCCGGAGATCGGCGAGGAAGTAAATATCGCGCAGTGGCGCTGGCCTCGAGATCGAGGAGCGTCCGACCAGTCCACCGGGGGCGGCCAGATCCGGCTGACGATACTGCGAATACAGATCGTCTCCGTAAGGACCGAGGCCGTAGGGGCGCGGGCGGTAGGCCACTATTGCAGCCCGATCATCAGCTGGTTCGCGCCGAAGCGCACCGCGTCCCCGTCACCGATCACCTTGAGCGACGACAGCGCGCCCCAGGCGAGCATGTTGCCGTCGGTCGCCGCGTCATACAGGCCGACCCACTGCACCGTGCCCCAGCCGCCGGTCGCGGTGGGGAACTGCAGCACGGTGGTGTTCCACGCCATCGAGGAGCCGTCGGTGGCGTCGGGGGCGACGTCGAACGTGACCGCCACGCGGGCGTAGGCGGCGGTCGTGGGCGGCTCGATGCCGGGGCCCGCGTCGGTAGGCGCCGTGATGAACAGCGCCGCCCAGATGCCCACCGGGCGGACGTAAGGCGTGTTGCCGAAGACATGACCAAGCAACGCCTTCTCGAGGTAGTCGGAGAACGCGCCGTAGATGATGGTGGTCGCGCTCATGGGTAGCGTCCTCCGGCGCTGGCGCTCCAGGGCTTTGGATTGACGCCGCCGCCGTAACCCCGAATGCGACGTTTCAATGGCGCCCCGGAATGAAGCGAGACCTGAGACGACAAGTTGAGGGCGCCGACGCGGTCGCCATACTCCTTCGACCACGTCGCCACGCGCGTGTCATCCATCAGGTAGGGGCTGGCACGCACCAGGGCGCCGTAGAGGTAGACGCCGATGTCACGCGTGGTCAGCCAGTTCGTCGGCTCAGCCACGGTCAGGCGTGGGATCTTGCGATAGTAGGTCATGTGCAGCAGCGGCTCGCCGGAGGGCGCTGGCGCCAGCTCGATCGCGCTGTCGGTCCACGTGAAATGCGTGGGCGCGCAACCGGGAACCGCCCGCGCCCGCGCGCGGATCTCAACCAGTTCATCTGGCGTGCAAAAGTCGAGCGCGCGACTGGCGCCGTCCATCCACAACCGGGTGGCGTCGAGCCAGTCGAGCGGCAGATTGACGGCGGCGCAGCTGACCGGCGCGTCAACCGTCGTTTGCATCTCACGCGTTCGCAACTTCGACCGAAGGTCAGTCTCGGTGAGCGTAATGAAATCACCGGCCATGCCGTCGAGGTTGCGCTTATTCAACCATTTCGGAACAGAAACTAACAAATCGTTGTAGTTGGTGAGTGCCATCAAATCCTCCCCGGCCAGACACGGAACGCTCGGTTGTCGGGATCATTTAAGAAATCCCGCCACTTCTGTTCGTCGTGGAGCCAGCCCTCGGCACGGGCCTTGTTGATGATGGCGATCGGAATGCGTGCCGCCAGCCGGAAGTGCCGGCCCGTCTGGTCGACGTCGGCATCCCTGGCATTGGCGCGCAGGATGTCGCCGACCTCCTGCTCATCAGTGACGACCACGGAGTCATTGCCCGGGGTGGTGGACACCCAGCGCAACACACCCCCGGAGCTATCAAGCAGCATGCGAAACGACATGAGACGTCGCGGCGGGCTCTCGCCCGCCGCCTCCCCGTTAGATCGGCACGTGGAACGTCTGCGTGTCGAGCAGGACACCCTTCTCATCGACCAGACGGACGACGTAGTCACCCGGCGTCTCGTAGGTGTGTTTCGAGCCGCTGTGGTGCGCCTTGCCGTCGTCGGTGGCGTCACCCCACACGACGCTGCCCTTGACCCCGCTGGGCGCCTTGGCGACCACCTCCGAGGGATTGGCGCCCGGCGACAGGGTCAGCGCCCCGGGCGTGGTCCCCTGGTCCACCGCCGCCTGGGCGGCGGGAGCCGGGAGCGTGGTATTTGGCGGCGGCGGCATCGCGCCGGGGTTCACCCCGGCGTAGGGCACCGGAGCGAGCCCGCCGGGCGAGGCGACGACCGCGCCGTCGCTGCTCAGCACCGCTCCGGTCGTGGAACCGTCGAACGCGGTCACCTCGCCCTGGGCGTTGACCATCCGCAGGCGGTCCTGGGCCTGACTGGCGGGATCGCCGTAAGCCGCCGTGCCAAAGACGCCACCGATCACGCGCGGCTCGTTGCTGTTCCGTGCCGCCAGAGTGATGGCGCCCGTCGTGATCAGGTCGGCGATCTTGAAGTGCGCCGCCTCGTTGGAACACTGCAAGCCATACTCGGACAGGATCAGTTTGGTGGTCGCGTCACCGATCGTTCCGATATCAATCCGGTCCATCTTCCTGTAGTAGGCGATCTTGGAATAGGCCGGGTCCCAGCCGATCACGGTGGACTTGTTGATGTTACGGCAGGGATACGCTTTCAGCTCACCGAAGTCTGAGAGGTAGAAATCCACCGCCGCGACAACCTCGTCGGTGTCCACCGTGCGGCGGCTGTCCGACCTCCCCTCGAAGGTGCTGAACACCCGCTTGATGTAAGAGCCCATCAGCAGATGATCGGGCTCGCCGCCGTTGTCGTAGGTCTGCTGGATGGCGTCGGCCAGCATCGCCTCGGTGAACGCGCGCGGCGTGCCGGGCGTGATCGCCGCCGTTGGCGACACCGGATTGGCGCCGGTCGCGCCGTAGAACGCATTCGTGGTGATCCAGTGCTCGAGGCCGCGCGTGTTGCGCGCGGTGGTGTCGTCCACTCCGGCGTTATACGGACGTCCTGATAGCAGAATGGTCTCCATGTCGCGCTTCAGCGCCTTGCCGACCAGCGCCATCTGGTGCGCCATCTCCCCCGATTTGCCGGCCGCGTCGGCGGCTTCCTGGGTGCCCGAGACGGTCGCGTCACGCTCGCTGATCTGGGCGACGTTGCCGATGCGGACCGTTGGCGTCGCCGCCGATCGCACCAGCTGGAAACCTTCAACCTGGGCGTTCGTGGCGTTGACCGCCGGCAGATGTTCGGTCTGCCAATCAAACATCACGTTGGAGATGCTGCGCGTGTCCGACATGGACAGGAAGACGACATCTGACGGATCAATGTTGAAGATCGCGTTCGCCAGATCCTCGCGATTTCCTTTCGCCTGATAGGTCGTGAAGGCGTTTGTTACCTTGGGCATTAGCTCGCTCCATCACAGGAGGCCACGGATGACAGCCGCCGCGTCGGCGACTGAATGTGATTTCGCGAGACGCTGTTTGTTCTGTGTGTGCGCCGACAGACGGCGGCGTGTCGGGTGCGGGCCCGGTTCCGGCGAAGGCGTGACCTCGCGGCGAGGTGGGTTCGGCACCGCCCGGCCTTGTTTCGCCTGCTGAATATAACGCGCGGCGGCCCACAGCGCGTAGACCGCGCGGTGGTCGGTCACCTCTCGGATCTGCTCCTCGGTGTAGCCAAGTTCGACCGCGAAAGCGCGCGCCGTCGCGGTCACCTGTTTCCACCGATTGTCATCGGCCCAGGCGGGAACCAGCTCTTTGATCAATTCCCGCTCACGGACCAGCAGCTCCGCGCGTTCCTTCCGCCGCTCCGCCTCACTGATCTGCCACAGCCGGAGGCCCTCGGTTTTCGCCGCCTCCTCCCGCTTGACGAGATCTTCGTAGACGGCGCGCTGGCGCATGTATTCTTGCAGATCCGTATTGATCAGCGCGGGATCGGGCTCGCCGATTTGTCCACGCAACCCTTTGATCTGCTCATGCAGCACCGGCAACAGCTCGGCGTATTGTGCCCGCTCCTGACGCAAGGCCTCGACGTGCGGAACGAACGCCTTGCGTTCTTCCACGAGCGCCGTGGTCTTTTTGGTGTAGTCCGATTGCCTGAGATAGCCTCTGACGACCTCGTCCTCGGGCAGCTGCACGGTCTTGTCGTCAAGCCTGACGGTGAGCATGCGCGGCTTTGGTTTGGCCTCGTCGGTATCCTCGGCGTCATCGGTCGCCTCCTCCGTCCCCTCTTCCTCGGCCTCGGGCGGCGGGACCACATCGTCGATCTCGTCGTCCTCGACCTCGGCCAGCGTCTCGCGTGGGTCGGTCTCGGCATCGTCGGACGGCGCCGCGTCATCCGTCGCCCGAGGCGACGGTGTCGGGCGCGGCACGGGCCGCCTCGGGGCCTCCTGGGTATCGCTTTCGCGGTCCAGTAAAGCCTCGATGCTGGCCGCCGCCTCTTGCAACGTAGATCCCGGCCTCGGCGGCGCGGGGGTGCCCGGTTGCTGCGTGCCACTCATGTTTGATCGTCTCCAACCGTTCTCAGGACAGAACGATAATTGTGCTTCGCGATGGCGGCGCCGCTGATCATCTGGGCGAGATCAGTGGCCAGCGCGTCCAGCGCGCGGAGCATCAGGTAGGCGCCCTCCCGCCCGTCCCGGTCCTCGGGAGGCAGACGGCGCATCTGGTCGAGGTAGTGCGCCTGCAGCCGCGCGAACGACGCGCGCAGGCCGGCGTCCTCGAGCGTCACCGTGGCCCGCTCGGCGAAGGCGACGGCCTCGCGCAGGGCGACAGAAGGATCGCGCGCGGGCGTCATTGCTCCTGCCCTTTGTCATCAGGGTAGAGCAGGCTGGCGGCGGCGCCACCGCCGGCCGCGAGCGGCGTCAGCAATGGTTTCTTTCCGCGAATGAAATCGAGCAACGCCGCCGTCGGCGTGCCGCCGCGCGCGGCGGCGGTCTTCTGCAACCGGCTCTCGACGGCCCCCATGAACGAGGTCGGCAGGGAGCGCAGGCCAGTGAGCCGGCCGCCGCCGACCCAGAGCGCCGCCTGCAGCTGCGCGGGCGTGAGGCCCATCTCCTGGGCCAGGGACTGCTGGAAGCCCTCCAGCGCGCCGTATTGGTTCGCCTCCGGCACGTCCTTCCAGGCCTGTGGGATCTGCAAGGCCTGATCCATGCTGATGCGCCCGCTCTTGACCGCGTCACGCCAGTTGATGCTGTCGCCTTTGTTGATGCCGACGCTCGGGTAGTTGACGTCAGCCTTCATCGTCGTGTTGAGAAACTCGGGGTTCTGGCTCAACATTCCGATCAGGCGGAGGTTGTGCTTGTCGACCGTGACCGGCTGCTGGTTTCCTTGCAGATTGGCATCGAACGAGGCGCGCTTTGGACGCATCGCCGGGTCCAGCGGGTTACCTCCGGCGATGTCCGCGTATGCGTTGAACTGGGTGTTTTGCATCTTGTGCCCGTAGGGGCTCTCAAGATCTTCGACCGACTGGACCGGGTCGCCCTGGCGCTCGCGCACGTTGTAGTAGGACGCGGTGCGGACGTTCTGGCCGACGTCGGACCCGGCGCTGACCGCGCCGATCGTCGACATGTATTTCGCGAACGTCTTGTTGCCGTCGTCGGGGCCCAGCTCCGAAACGAACGCCAGTCGTAACGGTTCGGCGTTATACCAGTAAGCGCCACCCTGCTTGAGGCCCGCCTCGGCGACCGACCGCATTTTCGCGCGGATGTCGGGATCGGTCGTCGCGTCGATGACGTGTTGCGGCAGGCCCTTGCGGCGGCCGGCGTCGGGGTCGATCCGCAGCAAGCCCTCCTGCGCCACGGCTGGCACCTTCCAGGTGTCCGACAGGTCGAACACCTGACCCGGGCGCACCGGAGATCCGGCCTGCACCTGGGCCTCGGTGACCGGCCCGGTGTTGGTCGAGGGCACGATGTCGCCGTAGGCGGGGAGGCCCAGCTCCTCGAGCGTCTTGTCGGCGCCACTGCCCATCCGCCCGCTGACGTTGACCGCCGCTGCCCGGCCCGGCCGCCCGGCCCAGATCGCGTTGCGGACCGGCGGCCGGTTGTCGCCAATGCCACGGGTCGGCACGCCCTCCGGCGGGGCGAGGGCGGTATCCCCCGGCTGGATGTAGGATAGGGCGTTCGGCTCGAACTCGGGGACGTCGGTCATGCGCGCGGCGAGACGCGGCGGCACCGGGCTCCGTGGCACGCGCGTGCGACCCAGCGCCAGCGCCCGGGCCTCCGCGCTGGCCGGTGCCGGCGCGCCACCCAGCATCGCCGCCTGGGAGAACAGGTCGAGCGAGCCTTCGCGCATGCTGTCGGCCTGCTCCGCCGACAGCAGGCCGGGCGGGCCCCAGGCGCCGCCACCGACCTCCGTGGCCGGGCGGAAGCCGGGCGAGGGCATGGTCAGCTGTTGCGCGGACGCGGACGAGGGCGGCTGTCGCGTTGGCTCCGCCGGGAGCTGCGCCAGCCGCCAGCGCAGCCAGTCCTCGTCCAGCAGGCCCGGGTCAGGTGAACCCGGCTCGACGTAATCGGCCCAGCCCGCCATCACGACCCCCCGTCGGGCGCGGCGGCCCCGTTGCCGGGGGGCGCGCCATTGACGCCCGCGCCGATCGGCGGCGCCCGCAGGGCCTCGCGGATCAGGCCGGTGCGGATCTGCGTGTTTGCCCTCTGGGTCGCGATGTCGCGGTTGCTGCCGAGGGACGCGGCCTGCTGCCGTTCGCTGGCGGCCTCGGCGGCGCGCTGCTGGACAGCGGCGGCGATCTGCTGCTCCCGGCTGAGCTGCAGCTCGTGCTGCTGCGTCAGCGCCTGACGGTCGCGCTCGAGCGCCGCCTGGATCGTCTGGATATCGACCTGGGTCCCATATTTGGCCTGGATCTCGGCGGCGCGCAGCAGCACGTCGGCGTCGAGCTGATCGCGCCGGAAATCATCGTCGCTTTTGGTTTTCGCGGCGTCGAGCTGCTGCTGGCTCTGGTCGGTCTGGAATTTCGCTTTCGTCTTTTCACCCTCGACCTGGGCCAGGAGCTGGTTGGGATCGGGCGGCTTGTTCTGAGCCATCTGCTGGCTGAGCTGCTGCTCTTGCATAGGCGTAACGACCCGGAAGAAGCGATCGGGGTTCTTGAAACCCGCGATGCGGAGCATCTCGGCGTAGGTTTCACGTAGTTGCCCGATCGAAACAAGAGCGTTGTCGGGGCCCAGCATCTGCAAGACCTGTTCTTGCTTTTGTCCAATCGTCTGCAGGAACGCCATGCGTTGTTCGTCGGTGCCGCGCCCCAGTCCGACGTTGACCGAAACGTCCATCTCCGCGTCCCAGAAGCGCGGATCGACGCTCACCCATTGGTTACGCAAGCGCACCACGCGCGGCTTGTCCTGGTGCCGGATGATGTGACGCAGCAAACCCTTGAAAACGTCCTTGATGCCGATTTCCGCGAACGTGCGCGCGATCAGTTCGACGCGATCCTGGGTGGCTTCGACCGAGGCGGAGACAGCGGATTTTGTCGTGCTCTGGAGCACGTTGGCGTCGAGGCCCTGAGACTGGCGACTGATGCCGGTGCGTTGCGCGCGCATCTCGTCGAGGTAGTTCATCACCGTCAAGGCTTGTTGTCCGATGAACGGTTCGCTGAGCGGCTGGACCATGCCCGGCGCCTGCATGCGGATGATGGCGCCGACCTCGTTGTTGAGCACGTCGTCCATCGTGACGGCATTTTCAACAACGGCCGTGCGTGGGAATATGGATTGTGCTAAACTGTCGAGGATGCTGCGGAGGACTGAGGTTTTGATGTCCTGCAGGTCGATCGTCTGGTCGGCTATCGAGTAGCCGATCGCGGCATGCGGCAGGCGGATCGCGTTGAGGAGCGCGAACGGCGCGTCATAATCGATCTCGTCGGCGACGATCTCCTCATCGTTCTCCCCGACGGTGCAGATGCGGTGCAGCTCGGCGATGCCGTCGCCGTCTACATCGATACGGACCCAGGCCTCGGTATAGGGCACGCGCCACGTGCTGATGTCGGGGCCGCCGTCGCTGTCGCCCTCGCGCAGACCCGGATTGCGCTGTCGGGCCTCGTTGGATCTGACCGTGTTGCGTCCGCCGGCATCGGGCTTGGCGTGCGCCTCGACCGTCTCGCGATCGTAGCCCAGCTCGAGCAGCTCGGAGACCGTCGGCGTGGTCCGGTGCGCCGTGTAGCGGGACAACAGAACCGTGCGCGCCTCGCGGGCAATCAGAAATTCCTCGGGCGGAACGGCCTGCACCCGTAACAACCGCTTGATCCGCTCACGCCGCACCGTGCAGTCGATCGCCGGTTGCGGACCCGGATCGAACATGCCGGGAAGCCCCGGCATGCCGCCGGAGGAAACCGGAGGCGGCATGCCGGGACCGGCGCCGTTGAGGGGTGGCAAACCTGGGACGGCACCGGGTGGGGGCGCGGCGGCCAGGGGAGGCAGGCCTCCGCCGGGCGGTGCGTTATCCGGCGGAGGCCCCACGCCGGGTGGCGGGGCCGGGACTGAAGCGGCACCCACCCCAGGGTCCGGCGGTTCGGTCTGGTCCTCGGTATCCCCCGCGCCCGCCGCGTCGTCCAGCGCGCCCCCGGCGGGCGCCTGGGTGGACTGCTCCAGCACGGTGATCTCGGGGTCCCGGGACAGTTGCATGAACTGAAGCAGGGTCAGGCCGGTGTAATCGAACTCTTCGACCGAGGTAGACTCTTCAAACCACCATTTAATGACGCCGATCTTCTTGAGCAGCGCGTCGTGGACAGAGTCGTAGAGAGTCGAGAACCAGTTGTTGCCGTCAGCGTTCAGGAGCCAGGAGACATATTCGGTCGCCTGCATCGCGGCGGGTTCGTCCTCCTGCGATCTGGGCTCGTAATCAACCACGCGATCGCCGCCAGCGAAGATCCTGATGATGCCGGGGAGCATCGTGTGGACGATGTCAGCGACCTCACGGACAACCGTCGCCGATCGCCCGGGATCTCGTTGCTCGGGCGTATTGTCGTCGTTCAGGACGAGGCCCTCGTAATAGGTGAAAGCGCGCTCGCGATCGGGCGCTAACGTATCGTCAGCGTAATTCTCCGCGTCCTGCTTGTAAGCGCGCAGGATGGCGAGGATGTCCTCGTCGTCGAGCGGCTCGTGACGGGGTTTCGCGGCCCGTGCCATGGCGTGAGATCATCACCGCAAAAATTGCTACCAGCGCAAATACGCGGAGAACCAGGGCGGCGCAAGCGGAGGTTGTAGTCAGGGCGGCGGTGGCGGCGGGGGCGGCGCGCCGTTCCGGGAGGCAAGCAGCAGCGCGAGGATCGCGGCGAGCATCTCTGCCCAGACCTCGCGCACCTGAACGCCCACGTTGCCGCAATCGCCCAGCTTCGTGGCCTGGGTCAGGACCATCCACGCACAGACGGACACGGCCTCGAGGGTGACGATCAATTCGGTGACGACAACGACGGCGAGCAGCCAGAAGGCGGCGCGCAGAGTCGAGAAACCGTCAGGCGGTTTCCAGGACGACATGGAACCGATCACCGTCGTTGTTGGCGGTGCCCTGCCCACCCTTGAAACGGATCAACCGCTCATGCACGGGCTGGCCACGCCACTGGTCGACCACGCGGAGCCCGTCGGCGGTCTCCTCGAGCAGGATCGCGACGTGGCTGGAGCCGTCGGTGGCGTTGGCGTAGCGGCCCTCGGCGTCGAACGTGCCGACGACCGTGCCACGCGGGACATTGGCCCCGCGCACACGCTCGCCACGCCGCAGGGTGGACGAGTGGGTGACGCCGGCCACCACTTGCACGTGACGCATGCAGTGGCCGGTGTCGATCACCTCGCCCAGTCGCGCGTATGGATCGGAGGCGACGAAAGGCACTTACTTGGGCTGAGCGGTCGGCGGGGGCCGGTGGATCGGGTGCGACGGCACCACCGCGTTCGGATCGATAGCGACATATCTCCAACCGACGCCGGGGATGCCGCAGACGACCCAGAACACCTGAGACGGCAGGCTCTGATCCGGTGCGGCGGGACGTCCGCCAGACGGGAGCTGCCCCGCTGCCGGCGGAGTCCCGGCCGGGAGTTGCCCCGCTGCCGGCGGTGCCCCGGCCGGGAGCTGCCCCGCCGCGCCGCCCTGACCGACGCCGTAACCGGGGTCAACCGGACCATTGACGGGCGGCCAGATCGAGCCGGGGGGCGTCCCCGGAGGCGCGGGCTGGATGGGGTGGCTCGGCGTCAGCGGCGGCCAGCCAGCGCCGGGAGGCGGCCTCGGAAGACCATTATCAGGCCCGACGCCAGATCCCAGTGGGGGGAGCCCGTTGTCGGGGTGCCCCTCGCCGACCCCGTAGTCGGGGTCCACCGGCCCCTCTTCACCAGGGAGGGAATTGTCGGGGTTCCGGTAGCGGCGAACCTTCAGAAAGCCCTGCACGAACGGCATTGAGTTACTCCTCGGGTTGCAGACGCGGCACCATGCCAGCGCAAAAGTTGCGGTTGAGCGATACCGGGGCAACAGGGGGAGCGCAAGCGACCGAACCATGAAACGAAAAAGACCCGGCCCGCGCGATGGCAGGCGCGAACCGGGTCGAGGGGGGACCGGGCGTGGCCGCCCGGCGCGGGGAGCCTAGCGAACCAGGGACATGTCCAGCAACTGCCGAAACACCACCGAGGCGCGGTCGATCGGCAGGACGGTGTTCAGGACAATGCTGGCGGTGCCGTCGGAAAGCACCTCCATCGCCAGCACGGGCCGCGAGAGGGTGGGACGGGGCGTGAAAGGCAGCAGAGGCGGGTCGAGGGGGGCGGCGGCCTTGTGCAGCGCCAGAGCCCTGCTGGCCGGCCCAGGCTGGCGCGGGCGGTTCTTGCCGCCCTTGGGGCGGCCCATCTTCTTCCTCGGTTTCGGTGTGGCCTTCGTCTTGCCGTTGGCGCGGTTGATCTTTGAGACCAGCGGCTCCCAGGCGCAGCCCAGGACCCCGGCCATCGCCCGGGCGTGCGCGGGCGTGACGCCGTTTTTGGCCCTCATGCGGTTGGTGACCGTATTGGGCGAGATGTCGATCGCCCGGGCGAGGTCGGAGGCGCTGAGGCCCTTGGCCGCCACCGCCTCGCGCAGGCGTTTCGCCGAGGGCTCCAGCTCGGCGCGAAATCGCATGGTGGTCATCAGTGCAGCACCGCTGCCTGGGCTGTGACGATCTTGTGTTTGCGCCGTTTCACGGTGGTCTTGAGCGCGTTCCGCTCGCGCTCGAACTGGTCATTGTGCGCGGTCAACAGCGGCGCCTTGTGGCGCCCGAGAGTATACCACGCGTCACGCCACGCGGCGCTTTGGGATTTATACGGGCCGGCCTCGCGCTTGCCGTGCGTCCAATACCAGCCGCTGAAAACCAGCGGCTCCCCTTTGTCGCGGTGTTCAGCCCAGCGTCTGCAGGCGGCGTAGCTGAGATAGAAAACGCGCACCTCAAGGGCGCGCGCTTCGTCGAGCAGGCTGTTGGAAAGCCACATTGGATCAGTCCTCGGGGTCGGAGTCGGGTTGGTGGGGCGGCGGGTGTGACGCGACGAGGCGCGCGAGGCTCTCGAGCCACGCGGCGATGCCAGGGGGGATCTGACGCTCGCCCTTGGCGTAACGGTATGTCGTGTTGTGCGAGATACCCAGGCGTGAAGCCAACTCGCGCTGGCTCCAGCCGAGGGTGATCAGGGCGGCGCGGTAGGCGACGGGGGTCACCGGTCCTCCGCCGAAGGGATGCAAGTCCAGACACCGAGAAACACGAGCACCCAGAAAATCGGATTGCACAAAATCCAGAACAGGACACCAAGAAGCAGCCAGCCCATGCTCAGCCCTCCCCCTCGTCGGTCACGCGGCCCTCGATGCGCGCGAAGACAGCGTCCCAGTGTCGCTTGTCGGCCTCGGCCTGGAGCCGATCGGCGCTGGCCTTCCACTGGCGCTGTTCGGCCATGCAATCGTTGATGACCCAGAGGAGAACGCAGGCCATGACGGTCCAGTAGATGTCAGCGAGCATGGCTCAATACTCACTCGGCAGCAGAAACGTCGTGATGCCCCACCCGCGATCGGTGATGATCCACAACGTATTGGCGCCGTAACCAAGCGTCGGCAGATCGGGGTCGATCGCATATGCCGACATGACGCGGTGGCGGTGGATCACCGCCGCGTCATTGATGGCTCGGTCGTGCGGATCGACGCAGCCCCAGTCGCCGGAGAGATGGCGACGGAGGCAGCGAGACATGCGCTCCGGGGTGACCGCCTCGATGGCGCCCGGGGTGGCCACGATGTGGCCGGGGTAGACGACGAGAGGCATGGCTCAGGCCCTCCCGGCATGCGCGGCCCGCGCCGCCTTGACCCACGGGCGCGGGTCGTGCGGGCAGACGCCGTCGATGAAGGTGAACGCGGGATCGTAGGTGCAGGCCTCGTGGGTGAACGAGCCGCAGCCGCCGCAGGAGACGGTGTTCTCGTCCTGTAACGGCGGTTTGGAAACGCGAGCGGGGGGTTGCGTTTCCATCGCCGCGTCACGCGCCAATCGCACCGCCCGCGCCCAGTTGATGGAGTATTGTTTGAGCCTGCGCTTGTATTCGGTGCCGGTGCGCTTCACGCAGACGGTGACCACGACCGGCGAGGGAAACTCGGTCAGGTTGACCTCCCAGCGGGTCCAGCCGTCGGGGGAGACGGAGATCCAGTTCGCCATGGTTCAGGCCCCCCGCAGCGGCACGACGTTGTCGCCGATCGGCGTCTCGACCAGCTCGGTGCCGTCCTCAGCGACAATGCGGCAATGATCGGGGTGAGCGGCGATCAGCTTCTCAGCCATCGGGCGCGGCAGGCGCGGCAGATCGATCACGGTGTCGTCGTGGATCACGATGAAGGGGTGCTTCATGCTGCCGCCGGAGCTGAATTTACCGGAACGGAGCACCACGTTGGCGCCCAGCCGGGCGCCGCTGTCGCGGCCATACACGTGGGCGATCTCACGCCCGCCGATCACGACGTTGGTCTTGGCGCCGGTATCGAGGCCGCGTTCGTCGAGGTCGACGCGGACCCGCAGCCGTGTGGTTTCGACGGGGACGGTGCCGTCCTCGCCGTAAACCTCACGCAGCAGGGCGAGGACGTCATGTCTGACCTCGGCGGGAAACAGCCACGCCCTCTCGGTGCCGCCGGAGGGAAGCGTCACCGCGCCCCACTTCCCGGCGAGCCGCCGGGCGCCGACCACGAAAGTGGAATTGTAGGGAGTGACAACGGCGATGCCGTTGTCCTTGGTGGGGATGACACGGATGTCTGACATGGTAGGGTCCTTGTGTTGGGTCTGGGTATGGAATGCCGGGGCCGGGCGTTTGGCGCGCCCGGCCCCGGGTCGTTCAGGACCATATGGTGGGGGGAGACAAAACGTCAACCCCCTCATCACTCAGTTCCACTTCCGGCGCGATATCCCGGTCCTGGTGGGCGCACAAATTGTCAGCCAGACCCCACCAGCATTTACGATTGAGTCGGCATTTGTCCTGATTATGGCAATGCCGGGGCCATGGCCCGACGGGGTGGAATGGCCAGCGTGTCGTTTCAGGCTGCTTCGTCATTGGCGACCCCATCGGTGCCGGTGTCGCGCGCCGAGATCCGAACCATGATCTCCTTGTGGTGGGTATCGGCCCAGGCGTTCCAGACGGGGGCGCTCTGACGCATGAAGGCGTCGACGCAGATCCGCTCGAGGAGGCGCTGAAGGATGAGCACGCGGCGGATCGCGCGCCACCACCAGATGAAGAAGGCGAGGTTGCCGAGGGCGCAGAGGAGCATGATCTCGGGGAGGAGCGTGATCCTGGGGATGATCATGAGGCGGCGATCTCCTCCTCGAGCATCGTGGCGGCGCATTTCAGATCCAGCGCCACCCGGCGGCATTCCTCCGCGTTGTCCATGGCGACGTCCTTGACCGTCACCCCCATCATCCACTCACCGCCGCTGACGAAATGACGGATGGTCACGGTATATTCGACCG